CCGCTGGAACCCGGCCATCAGCACCTACAGCCATTACGGCGTGGTCATGGCCACCGAAAAGGGGATCGGCTGGCTGGCCGAGCAGCTGGGCATCACCGTCACCAAGAAGGACGCCGCCGCATGACAATCTCTGCCAACCAACACGCAATCGGCGCGCTCAAGCTCACCAGCCTGCATCTGGACCACCCCGGCGTGGTTCCCGCCACCGTGCTGCGCGACGCCTGCGCCGATGCGATCGCCCTGCTGCGGCTCAATCATCCATGCGCCGCTGACTTGGGCAGCTTCTTCTGCAGCCTGCTCGCCGTCACGCCGCGCGGCTACATGCCCTACGTCACGCTGACCACCGACCCGGCCACGCCCTACGCCTGCGTAATCACCGATGCCGACGGCAACATCGTCGACCGCCAGCTGGGCAAGACCATCGAAGGCATCACCGAGATGATCCGCCTGCGCCACACCGAACCCAGCCCGGCACGCACCGCAGCGGCGCGCGGGGAGATCGGAGGGCCAGCACCGTGAGCAGCACCTACCAGCAACTGCTGCGCCGCTACGACCGGCCCTGCCTGCCGCTGGACGAAGTGCGCGCCGAGTACCTGCCGCACATCGGCGACGTCGAGTCGCTGATCAAGCTGATCCACCAGGGCCGCGTCCGCCTGCGCTACACCCGCACGGACGTCACCCGCAAGGCGCCACCCGTTGTTTACCTGCGCGATCTGGCCGCCTGGCTGGACGCGCACGACCCGAGCAACACCCAACCCGCCACTCACCGCGTGGCGTAACCAACCGCAAGGACACAGCACATGAAAGCAACCGATACCAGCGAGTTCATCAACAGCCTCAATGCCGGGGTGTTCGCCCAGCAGGTCGGCCGCGCTCTCTCCGACGTCGCCGCCGGCGTGGTCGACCACGGCAAGAAGGGCAAGGTGACCATCACCTTGGAGCTGTCGCAGATCGGCGAGAGCAACCAGGTGAAGGTCAACCACAAGCTCGACTTCACCCAGCCCACCAAGCGCGGCAGCAAGCGCGAGGACACCGCCCTCGACACGCCCATGTACGTCACCGCCAACGGCCTCGAGCTGTTCCAGACGGACCCGACCGCGCAGATGTTCACCCGCGAGCAGGCGCCCGTCGTCGCCCGCGAAGTTTGACCGAGCAAAACCCACCTACCACACAAGGAAGCAACACCATGCCACTGAGCAAAGAAGCCATTCAGCATATCGAAGCCAACGCCATCGCCGCTGCCGACATGCTGCCCGATCAGCTCGTGCCGACCATCGCCTTGCCCAAGGACATGGCCGTGCACAACCTCGAGCGCTTCGCCGAGCAGCGCTCCCGCTTCCGCGGCGAAATGCTCACCGCCAGCATCGCGGACTTCGCCAGCTACGTGCTCCACCACGGCGAGGCGAACACCGCTGCCTTCATCGATCAGGAGCGCATGGCCTGCCGCGCTTTCTTCAACCTGGGCACCCAGGCCGCGCCCGGCCACGGCGACGACACCGCCATGCTCCTGCTGAAACCGACCGCCGCCTACTCCGCCGTGCTGGCCATCGCCGGCAAGCCGCTCACCCAGCGCGAACTGGCCGAGTGGATGGAGGACTGGGCGCACTGCCTGCAGGTGCGCGCCGGCGAAGAGGTGCTGGCCGTTGCCGCCGCCTGCGCCGCGGTGCGCAACATCACCATCAAGGCCGGCAGCGAGCGCACCCACACCGAGCACAACTTTGGCGCCGCCCGCTCGGCGATGGACGAGATCGAGGCAAAGAGCCAGGACCGCCTGCCCACCGAGCTGGTCGTGGTCACCGAGCCCTACGACGGCCTGCTGCCGCAGACCATCGTCCTGCGCCTGTCGGTTATCACCGGCGAGAAGCCGCAGCTCAAGCTGCGCTGGGTGCGCGAAGAAGCCCAGCACGAGGAAATCGCCCAGGACTTCAAGCGCGTGATCCAGCAGGAAGTTGGCGGTAGCGCCATCGTCACGCTCGGCACCTTCCGCCTGGGCGAATAACCACCACGCCACACCCCGCCGGCCTTACCACCCGGCAGGCTCGACACAACAGGGGACACAGCACATGAACGTCACAACCTTCCAGATCATCGCCCTGCTCGGCTCGCTCGCCTCGCTGGCGCTGCTGTTCGGCATCGGCTACCACGAAGGCCGCCGCGCCGCGCGCAACGACCTGGCACAGGCCTCCAAAGCCCACGAGGAACTGATCGAAAACCTGCGCCACCAGCGCGACCGAGCGGTGCACGAGCACACCCTCAGCCGCCTCAACGCCGCCCAGGCGCTCGAAGCCATCACCAGCGAGCTGGACGACGCCCGCCGCCAGATCGCCCTGCTCGAACGCCAGGCCCTCACCGACGCGGACGCCCACGCCCTGGCGGAAATCACCGGCCAACTCAACCTGGCCGCCACTACCTACCAGGCCATGCACTCCAACCAGGCCACCCACGCCCGCCGCCTCGCCCACGCTGCGAGCACCCTCGCCGAGCGCTATTGGACCGCCGCGCCCCGCTCCACCTGGGAGCGCGTCGACGCAACGTTGGGCAGCCAATCGGCTGCGATGAGCGCGTGAGGTGAGGTCAATGAACAACCTCTACCGCCTCCACCCCCAGCCAGCGTTCAACTTCAACGGCCTGGTGATCGACAACTTCGCCGGCGGCGGCGGTGCCTCCACGGGCATCGAGCTCGGCCTTGGCCGTCCTGTCGACATCGCCGTCAACCACGACCCCGAAGCAGTGGCCATGCACGACATCAACCACCCGCACACCAAGCACTTCTGCGAATCGGTATGGGAGGTCGACCCGCGCGTGATCGTCGACGGCCGCCCTGTCGATCTCTGCTGGTTCTCGCCCGACTGCAAGCATTTCAGCAAGGCCAAGGGCGGCGCCCCGGTGAAGAAGGAGATCCGCGGCCTCGCCTGGGTCGCCATCCGCTACGCCGCCACGGTCAAACCGAAGGTGATCATGCTGGAGAACGTCGAGGAGTTCGTGACCTGGGGGCCGCTGGCCACCGACGGCCGACCCTGCCCGAAGAACAAGGGCCGCACCTTCTCCAGCTTCGTCAACGCGCTACGCCGCCTGGGCTACCAGGTGGATTGGCGCGAGCTGCGCGCCTGCGACTACGGCGCGCCGACCATCCGCAAGCGCCTGTTCATCATCGCCCGTTTCATCAGCTACCGCCTGACCTGTCACGGCGGCACGAAGAAGCATCGCAAGGGAGGCAAGCGGCGATGAAAAACTCAGTACCCAATCCGCAGCTGCAGGCCGCCCGCATCAGTGCCACCGTCAGCACAGGTTTCAGCGCAACGACTGCCGACGGCCGCCCGGCCCGCCTGGCTATCATCGACGAGGCGGGCAACGTCATCGAGGCGGGGCCGGAGGTTGCTTGGGCGGCCTGGAAGGTCTGCATTGAGGTGCAGGAGAATTTCTGGGAGGGCATGGGCCATCTGGTCGTGCACAGCAGCCCACCCGGCGACCCCAAACTGGCGGAACTGCTGATCGGCAAGAAAGCCGCCTGATCACGCGTGGCGGTCGCGGCTCGCCTTCCAGGCGCCCGACCGCCGATCCACCTCAAGCATCACCCGCTGCCCCGCCCGTGACACCAGCATTACCGCAATGGTTTTGCTTTTCGGCTCCGGCACGATTCCCCGCATGTACACCACGATCCGGCTGAACGTATCGAGCACCAGTTGCCGCAGCTGCTCACGCGCTGGGCTGTAGATATCGGCCGAATCGGCCGCCAGCTGCTGCCACTGCTCGGCGGCCGCCGGGGTATGGCCCAGGCCCTGCACGGCCTGCTCACGCTCGAGCTGCTCCGCCTCGGCTTGCAAACGTTGCAGCTCGGCCTCCAGCTCGCGCGCTTTGCGCACGAACGCCAGCGGCGCCGCCCCGCCGTCGTCGGCTAGCAGCGCCTCCGTCACCCGAGCGAGCTGCCGCTCGACATCCGCCTGCTGCCTACGGCACGCCTGCAGGCGCTGCTGCAGCTGCCGGCCATCGTCGGCCGGCTCCAGCAGGCGCGTCAGGTTGAACTGGTCCGAGCAGTACGCCAGCACGGCCCGCTCAACGGGCACAACGCTGCAGCTCGCCGCCTTGCAGCCCGTCCCGCTGCCGTAGGAGGTGCAGTGCAGCCGGCGGTGGCCATCGGCCAGAGTGCCGTCCGCCTTCATCCGGCTGACCAGGTTCTGCGCCACCACGGCGGTACCGCAGTAGCCGCACCAGGTGATGCCGATGCCAGTGACGATACCCACGATGTCACTCGCCCCACGCCGCCCGTGCCGCGTCTCGGCTGCCGCCTGTAGCTCGTGGAATTCATCGTCGCTGAGCACACGCGGGTAGTAGTCCTCGAGCAGGTAGTCCTCGCCGTCCACGCTCAGCCGCTTGGCGCCGCGCAGCGCCGGCAGCTTCACCAGGCGGTACAGCTGCTGGCCAGCCAGGCCCCAGTCGCTCAACGCATAGCCACGCTCGGCCAGCTTGCGCACGGCCCGCGTCGCCCCAACACCCTGCTTGTAGAGCTCCAGCGCGTAACGCACCGCCTCCACCCGCTCGGGAATCAGCTGCCACGCCTGGCCGTCCCAGTGCAGCCACTGCGGATCCTTGCCGTTGCGCACCAGCCCCCGGTAGGTGCCGGCTACCCAGCCTTCGCACTGCTTGCGGATCGCGGCCTTTACGCGCTTGCTTTTGGTGTCGCTCTCCTCGTGCGCGCGGATCATCACCAGCAGGCTATAGACCAGGTCCATCGGCTGCGCCTTGAGCTGCGCCCGGTTGTACTCACGCCCGTCGCTGGCCGTCACCACGGTGATGCCCGCGTTGATGATCTGCGCCAACTGCGCCTGCGCCTGTATCGGCTCCGCCCGGCTCAGCCGGTCCAGCCCCTCGACGATCAGCACCGAGCCATCGGGAATGCGCCCCTCGTCCACGGCCTTGAGAAACGTACCCAGCGCGCCCTGCTTCACATGCCGCTGGTGATACGCCGACAGCCCCTCGTCGCGCAGCGAAAGCGACTCATCGAGCACCAGCCCCCGCTCCGCGGCCCAGCGCTGCGCATACTGCAACTGACGATCGGCGCTATGTCCCGCCGCTTGCCTAGGGTCAGAGAAGCGCAAATAGCTGTATACTCGCGCGCCATTTTTTCCCTGCCGCATCATCGAGGTCCGGCCTGCTATGTCGAAGAAAGTCGGAAGTATAGGATTTATTTCGCTAGGGTGCCCTTAGCGCACATTATCTATACTTGCTCAGCAAGCGAAGAAACGCGCGCGGGCTACGATGGTCGATAAGCGACAGCCTTTCGAGAATTGAACATGTGCGGCCGCATTACCCAGTACCGCTACCCGATCGAATACACCGAGGCGCTTGGCCAGCAGGTGATCAGCGGCTTGGATCCGGTACCGATCGGGCGGTACAACGTGCCGCCGCAGTCGCGGGTGCAGCTTCTGCATCAGGATGACGATGGTTTGCGCCTGGAGGGTGTGCGCTGGGGGTACGCCCCATTCTGGGCGCAGGGCAAAAGGCCGCCGGCGATCAACGCCAGGGTAGAGACTGCCGCGACGAGCAAGTTCTTTCGCGACATCTGGAAGAGCGGCCGCGCGATCGTGCCGGCGGACGGCTGGTACGAATGGAAAAAGGACGAGGCCAACCCGAAGCTCAAGCAGCCCTACTACATCAGGCTGCGCACCGGCGAGCCGATGTACCTGGCGGCGCTTGGGCAGTTTCCCCGCGGCGGCCAGGTCGACCCACGCGAGGGCGATGGCTTCGTGATCATCACCGCCTCGAGCGGCGCCGGCATGCTCGACATTCACGACCGGCGCCCACTGGTGTTCTCGCCCGAGTGCGCGGCGCATTGGCTCGACCCGGAGCTTTCGCCCACCGAGGCCGAGGACCTGGCGACGGAGCACGGCTTATGCGTGGACGACTTCGACTGGTACCCGGTCGGCCGTGCGGTAGGCAATGTGCGGAACGACGGCCCGCAGCTGATCGAGCGCATCAGCGACCCGCTGCTCTAGCCGGCCGTCCGCCGTACAGCACGCGCGATAGACACACGATACTGTATAGAAATACAGTATTCGAATGGACCTCTCCGACCTCTATCACAAGCGCCCAAGCCTCGACAGCTGGCTCGCCGCCTGGCATGACGGCCACGCCTGGCGCGGCCTGGCAGACGAGCATTACGCCTACCTGCGGGACCGGGCGAACGAGCTGCTGCAGCTCGGGGAGATCACCCTCGAGACGCGCAACCGCATAGCACTGGCAGCGTTCAACAGTTACCTGGCATATGTGCGCCTGAACGCCGAGGCGACAGAGCGCTACGCATGGCACTACACCTACCAGGTGTTCGAGGGTGACCAGCTGGTTGCCACGGTCGGGCCGGAGGGCCACCTGTACAGCCGCGACCGCACGCTGCTGGGCTGCATCAGCGCCGACCCGCTGCATGGCCTGCAGCTCACCCGCAGCGTGGACTATGTCACCCAGGTAATCGGCACGGTCGATGGGCTGCTGATCACGCGATCAGACGGGCCGCCGTGGCGTCTGGTGCTGAGCAGTACGCCGGCAAAGCGCTGGGCGGCAGAGCCGACCCCGGCGAACTATCGACACACCTCATTCGCCGCGAGCAGCTCGCGCTCATAACCGATCCGTTGGCGGCGTTCAGCCAGCAACGCCCTGACCTTCACCTCCAGGCTGTCGCTCTGGCGCAGGGCGGCCGACGCCCATGCCGGAACCGCAACCGGCTCGGTTCGGCACGGCACAGCGACCGGCACCTCGACCCGTACAACGCGCGGCTCAACCTGCTCGGCCGCCTGGCCGGCACAGCCGGCACAGCCGGCGAGCGCGGCAGCGAGGCACACCAGCAGTAAACGGTTCATAGGCCCAGCTCCTCATCGATTACGGCAGCGGCCGCCGCGCAGGCGTCGCCACCGGTGTGCGCCTGCTGCAGTCGATTGGCGGCCAGGTAGTCCTGTTCGGCCTGCTGCCGAGCGCCTGTCTGCGCCAGACGTGCCGCGTGCTGGCGTTGCTGCGCGGCCGCACGCAGCCCGGCAAGTGCATCGTTCTGGTCGCTTACCTTGGCAAGCAGATTGGTGCGAGTGACGCGGCAGGCCGCCAACCGTTCAGCGGCTTTCCGCGACTCCGTCTCCGATGCCTGCAGGTCGCTGCGCAGCGAGCCGATGCGCCACTGCTGGCCACCGGCGACCACCATCACCACCAGCACCCACCACACCCACGCGGGCAATAACCGTAGCCAGCCGATCATGCCAACACCTCCTGCCCCGCCTGCCACAACGCCAGGCGCTGCGCCTGGCCGTGGGTGCCGCCATTGATGCGCCGGGTGATGGCCTCGAACCGGCCGGCGTCGGCCAGTTCGTTGAGGCCGTTGCGGGCCCAGTACCAGGCGGCGGATAGCGCGGCCCACTCTGGCTGCTCGAGCAGGTCGGGGTAGTCCTCGAGGTTCTGGCCGATGGCCTCGCCGCAGGTGCGGTAATTGTCGCGCCCGGTGAGCTGGATCAGCCCGCGCCCGCGGTAGCGCCAGCCGTCGCCGCTGGCGGCCGGACCGTTACCCAGGCGATCGGCATAGACGTGGTTGGCGATTGCTTCGGGCTGTCGCTCCAGCTGGCTCGCCAGGTCGTTCGGCTGTCCACCGGCACCGCGGAACCGGGAAGGCCAAGTGGCGGCGAGACCGGCGGCGCTGTAGTTGAGGTTCTCCACCAGGCGCCGCAGCTGACCAGACTCATGCCCGACCTGAGCAAGGAATGCCGCGCGACGCACTGGGCTCTCAATGCGATAGCGGTTCATCGCTCGATTGAGGGCAGGAACAAAAACGCCCGCGACAGGGCGGGCGTTGGGAAGAATGCGCAGCAGCTGCTGCTCTGTCAGGGGGCGCATGTTTTTCTCCAGGCAAAAAGAAGCCCGCACAAGGCGGGCCTACGCAATTCGGTGCAGCTATTCGAAATCGAGATCTTCAGGACGCAGGCTCCCCACTACATGGCCTTCCTGATCCAGCAACACACCAATGTTCAAAACCGGGTGGTCGCCGAGATGATCGAATACTCTGGTGACAGTCCCGTAAGGGAGGTATCCGAGCGGTACCTTAGCGGGGTTGGTTATCCAAACCCGAAGCCCCTTGTGTATGTCATTCAGTTGCATGTTCGCGCCCCTAGCTGGCATTGTGCCATCCAATTGTACACGGCAGACTGCGGACTCCCATTCATCAAGGAGTGATTGCAATGCAAGGCTACGAAAATGGACACCAAGCGGCCCAGGCGCTGACTACCGCGAATCGTCGGTACAAGAAAATCGCCGAGTTTTTCTTTGATGTGGCAGAGGGTTGGCGCGGCCTTGCCACTAGGTATCTTGAGACAGCAGTGGTGCTCGACGCTCCCGCCGCGAGCAGCGTAACCGGCCAGGCGCTGGGCCAGTCATTTACAGCGACAATCTCTCCTCGATTGCTGGATGACGGCGTGATTGGCGTACTCGAGGTTTCCAAACCCAGCGTGAATGGAAAGCCGGTGTTATGCGCGACCTACCTGTTCAGCTTACATTCCGATGTTCTGCTTGAAGACGGAACGACTGTTGTCGCACTTGATCACCCTGAACGGGACTTCCTATGGCTCGCACATCTGGTGAAGGCCGTGCTCTCCAAGTGATCAGCTGATCGCCTTCCAGGGGTTCACCTCGAAAGTGAAGCCCTTCCACTGCTTCGAGGGGTCGGCACTGTAGTCGTCGGCCCAGTCCTCGGGTTCGCCCTTGAAGCCCAGCTGCACGACCAGGGCGCGCGTCGCCGACCACTGCCACACCCCATAGAAGCCATAGAAGCGGCGGCCGGTCTTGCGGTGCGTGGCCAGCAGCAGCCGCCAGCCGCCCTTGCCGGGGTCATCCTCGACCGAGGCCTGGCCCCAATAGCGGTAGTCGCATTCGGTCACGGGGCAGCCGAACAGCGTGGAAAAGCGCGCGTTATTCGCCGGGTTGCGGATCGCCAGCCACCAGAACATCGACAGCCAGTGATAAGCGCCCAGGCCGAAAGGCGCGTTCAGGTGCCACCAGCCGCGCTTGTCGCCAGCAGCGCCGTCGCGGTCATTACTCCACAGCCACGCCCAGGACGGCAGCAGGATCAGCAGCCAGTCGCCAGCGGCCTGGCTGAAGGGTTGCGCCGGGCCTTGCGTCACGCGGAACGGCAGCGCGAGCGGCACGACCACCAGGCCGGCCAGGATCATCAGGACGCGCAGCGGCAGCAGGCAGGCCCATTGCAGGGCCGCCCGTAGTACATGGGTCAGCATCGGGTAATTCCTCGGGATCAGAAACGAAAAGCCCCGCACGGGGCGGGGCTCTTCAGGGGTTGCAGGCGGCCTAGCCGGCGGCCAGCCAGGCGGGCGGAACCGGGCGGCTCTCAGCGGCCGGGAACTGATCGGACTGCGGCCAGTCGCGCAGCAGCTGGATATAGCCCAGCAGCTCGGCGTAATGCTCAGCCGAAAGAGTGGTCGAAATGCCTAGTTCTACTTCGTCGCGGTGCCGATCACGAAGGGCGAAAAGATCGGGCATCTGCGCGTCACGCCAGGATCTTTCGGCGGCGGCCACCGCCGACTCGTCCAGCACCCAGGCTGAGCCGTCCCAAGCGTGGAAAGGTGAAGCGCGCGGCAGGGCTGTTAGCCCCTCGGGGATATCGCCGAGGGCGGCATGCTGCTGGGCGGCTCCGGTATCGGTTCTGTAAAGAGTGCCGCGATGGTCGGCGACCAGCTCCCAATCATTGCCCGATTCGGTACGGCGCACCGCTTGTCCAGCCGGGACAGGGGGCGGTGCATCGGGGTAGGCATGCGCAGGGACAAGCCACGCGCCGGGCTCCAGGGGGTCAGGGTCGGCGCTGAAGGCACCAATGTATTCGCGGGTCAGCGGGTGAGCTGCATAGACTTGCATAGTGAGCCTCAGTATTTGATACAAGCGAGCAGAGCGATGTTTCGCGGGCGGGTTTCGGCGGCGGTTCGCGCAACACGGGAAGCGTCGAAAAGCAGATCACGGCTGATCGATGAACCGGCAGCAGGTGATTGATTAAGCCCAACGTCTTCTGAAGAAAAAGCACCACCACCGGATACTGCGGAAACATTGGTTCGGTTTAGCGTCACGCGGGCGGTGATGTTCTGCAATGCGTCAAGCTGTGAACTGCCCAAGTCGCGGCCCGTATCGATACCCCGGCCATCATCCCAGCCGCGCAAGAATTCACCGCGAAGGTCAGGCAGCGCAAACGTCGTAGCCCCGTCGCCGACGCCAAAGGTTGTACCGATTGCGGCGAACAGTGCGGCATAGGTTGTGCGCGACACCAAGGCGCCGTTGGCTTTCAGCCAGCCAGTCGGCGGCGTTGAACGCGCAAAAGTCGCAACCTGGCCGGGGGCGCCAATTAAGCGGATCGCCTGAAGCAACTGGCCGTTATTCTCTTCGGCAGGCACAAGGCCTGCCGCCTGAATCACTGCCAGCAGCTCTTCGGTAACGGCATTGCCCCAGCTCGAAGGGATCAGCGAGCCAGGGGTTCCGGTTACTTGGTTTTCGTCGGCAAATTTGCCGTCGACCAGGCCCACGCCTGGCACGCTCTTCGGGTAATCCATTAAGGCGCCTCTTCATACAGGATGGTTTCAAGGGTGTGCGCCGGGGAGGCGCGTCTGATCAGGCATTCGAGCGCGGTCGCCGGGTTGGCGCCGAAGCGATCGCCCCAGTAGCTCACGCCGAAGCGGCGGCCGCCTGACAGGCGTTCGCCGGCGTACAGCGTCCACATATGCTGTGCGGCCCAGGTGCCGAAGTGCGAACGGCCGAAGCGGGCGCGGCCGAAGCGCGGCGCGCGCCGCTCGATTACTCGGGCATTGGCGTAGCCCTGGCTGACCGCGATCTGCACGTACCGTGCGGGGGTCTGGCCGCCAAGTTCGGCGAAGCGCTGGCGGATGGCGCGCTTGCGGTCCTCCAGCGCAGGTGCCGGCCCCAGGCATGGGTCGGGCAGGTTCATCACCCGCTCCCAATCGGGCACCAGCTCATGCACGGTAAGCGGGTCAGCTTCGTTCACCAGCTCATCAGCGCGCGTATGGGCGGATGCCAGGCCGGCGGCGAAGCCCGCAAGCAGCGCCTCGGGGAAGGCATCCACTTCCGGCTCCCATGCCGGCCCCGGAGGTAGCAATGCCGTCAGTTGCTGCCGGTAGTCGTCACTGCTCATAGCCATGTGATCGCCCCCATGACGGCGAACTCGCCGGTACCGAGCACCACGTCGGCAGCGGGTGCGCTCAGCACATGGTCGGTTTCGCCGGCCACCTGGCTGATCGCTTCCTTGATGTGGCTCAGCAGCAGCGTGCCGCCCGGCTCGGACTCACGCCGCAGCAGATCAGCCAGGCTGCTGAGCACGCCCGCGCGGACCGCGGCCGTATCCGGAACGACGCGCAGGGTAAAGTCGACCGGCACCGCCACCGGCGCCACAACGTAGACTTCGGCCGTCACCGGGCGGACCTGCTCGATGTAAGCGGCCACCGCCTCAAGCACCGCGGCGGTCGGAATCGGATCATCCAGGCGATCGCACACCAGCCGAACGGTGACCGTGCCCGGCCCCAGCTCGTGGCGGTAAACCCACGCCCGCGTGACGCTGGCATGGGCGGCGAGCGCCCAGCTCTCGTAGTCGCCGCGACTGCCACCACGCGGCGGTTGACGCAGGCGCATCAGCACCCGACCGCGCAGCGACTCGACCTCTTCCTGATCGGCACCGCCACTGAGCCCCGCCGCCGTCACCGCTGCCCGAGATTGAATACCGGCAATGGGCGAGATGAGCGTCAGCACATTCCCCGCTGCAAGGTTCCCCGCCGCACCCGCCTCCGCCGCCATGACCGCTACCGCCTGGGTGGCGGCGGTGAGCGTTACCGCATCGACGGGCCGGTAGATGACGCCGGCAGCGGTCTGCCACTGGGCATCGACGTCGATCTGGCTACCGACCACACCGGTTACGGTGACCTCGCCGGTCGCGGCGCTGGCCGGCGCGTACCACAAGCCAAGCAGTCGCGCCCAGCGCTCTACGCCGCCTTGCGCCGCCAGGTCAGGCAAGTACTGTTCGGCCTGCCATTCCAGGTAGGCATAGAGCCCATTGAGCCCTTCGGCCAGCACCCGGGCGAATACCTCGGCATCGTCGCGGCGCACATCGGAGAGGTCGAGCCGGCTCAACAGGTCGGTGCGCTGTCGCGCGACCAGCGTCGCCATGGTTGGGCGAGAGAAACTGGTTTCAGCCACGGATTGCACTCCAGATGTCAGCGAAACGGATGTCCAGGCGTTGCCCGTCCGGCTGGTCGATCAGCACGCGCATGCCCAGCGTGTCATTGCCGATGCGTTCTGCCTCTACGGTGACGCGGACGGCCAGGCCATCTTCGGTGAGCCAGGCAAGCGCCTCGCGGGCCAGATCCCGCGCCTTGGCAACGGTCGCGGCGGTGAGGGTTTCACGGCTCAGCAGCCAGAGGCGCGAGCCGAACCGATCCCCGGTGACTGGCGAATAGCTGTCGCCCCACCAGCCCATGCGCGGGCTTTCCGGGGTAGGCAGCTCATCGCCGGGGCGCGCCCGAGCCCAGGAAAACAGGCTGTTGATGACGGCCTTGGCCAGGCGCGTGTCCTGCAGCTTGCGCCCGGAGCCATCGAGGATCAGCGGGAAGTCGAAGCTCATAGCACGGCCCCCGTAGTGCCACCGCTGTCACCGGGGTGGCGGTGCGATTCGTCGATGCGCTTGCCGTTCGCGGTCACGGTGCCGGTGAAGGTGGTATTGCCCGTGACCGCCAGATCGCCGGTCAGCGCGAGCCGGTCGGTCTGGATAGCCACCTCGGTGGCGGCGGTCATCTCGACGCGCCCGCCGTTACGCAGCACCACACAGGTGCCCTCGTGGTTGAACAGGGCCACCTCGCCCGGGGCCAGGTCGACGGGGCGATATCGCCGGTCCGTCTGCACCAAGGCAATGCCGTGGGTGCGGCTGCCATCGATGAAGGCCACCGCCGCCTCTGCACCTGGCAGCGCGTGCCCGGTGAGCCCGTACGGCTCGAACAGCTCAACGCCATCTTTCACCTCGCCGGCCAGCAGCTGCAGCTGCAGGGACTGCAGCCGGTTCTGCTGCACGCCGGCCAGTACCGCGCGCGCGAGCAGGTTGCCGAGGCCACGCTGCATCTTTTCGCTGAGTCGTCGCATGCTGCGCATCAGTTGAACTCCACCAGGGTTTCACCGGGCTGCAGGGAGAAGCCCCCGCTGCCCTTCTTCTTCTTGCCCTTGGGCTTGGGTACCTCGGGCAGCAGCTCGAACGCTGCCACCGGCGCTACGGTCAGCGTGGCGATCGTCCCCGCCTCGCTCTGGCTGTACTCAACTTCGGCAATGAGCATCTCCAGATCGAAACCGATCACCCCATCGCGCACCGGTACCCGCTGATTCGGCAGCCAAAGCGCGCCATCGGCCTGGCGCCAGCCCTGGACGGTGTAGGTCGTCTGGTAACTCTTGCCGGCGCGGTAGGCGGCCTCCCAGCGCACGCGATCACGGCAGGCGGCGATATCGCCCTGCCCTTCTGCGCGCAGTTCGATAACGCGGCGACGGGTGATGCTGGCGTCGGTGACGCTGGCGGCCGACTGCGCGACCGCTGCGCCGAAGTCCTGGTCGTTACCGGCGCGCTGCCCTTTGCAGATGTACTCTGAGAAGCGTTCCTTGAAGTCCAGCGAGGCCGAGCCGGTGAGGATGTTCACCCCGGTTTCCAGTGCGGTACCGGCGCGAAGCCGGCCTGCGCGGGTGAGAATCTGCCGCCCCTCGCCATCATCCGTGGCGAGCAGGGCCTTCTGCGTGATCAACCGGTCGATGCTTTCGAACACCGTTTCGCCCGGCTCGAGCTGATGCTCGGCGATATTGCCCGGCTCGACCTCGGCCAGCACCGTGACGCCGTAGGGCGCTGCCAGCTCCTGCGCGATACGCAGTACGCTCGCGCTGCGCCACTGACCGGAACGGTGCTGCGCGGCGCAGTCCACCAGGTCGGCGGTCTTGCTGCGGCCGTTGACCGATACCGTCACCTGACCCGCCTCGTAGCTGATCGGCGTGGCGTCTATGTAGCCGGTCAGCATCTTGTCCGCGCCGAACCAGACTTCGCACAGGTCGCCGGGGCGAACCCGGCGAATCACTTCGTTACCTGGCCAGCGGTCGGTCACGGTGAGCGAAAAGTCGCGACACTGGCGCTCGATGCCGGCCGAGAGCCGTACCTCCTTCCAGCCCGCATGTTCGTGGCCGTTGACCACCAGCCGCACGCGTTCGGTTGCCTTCATGCGTTGAGTACCTTCAGCGTGGTCGGGGGCACAAAGCCGGGATGTGCCAAGCCGTTGCGGCGGGTGATCTCCTCGCCCCGGCTGGCGTCGTCGTAGAGGTCATAGGCCAGCATCGCGGCCGGTGTGACCTGCCGCGGCGTGAGTTCAACCAGGCGCGAGGCGGTACCGGCCTCGGCGAGCACATAGCGGCTGACGGCGCCGCGCAGCTCTGCCAGCGCCTCGACCGTGGGCTGGGGTTGGCCGGGCCGGCCGATCTCGGTGTCGATCACGCTGACCAGCTGGCCCTTCCAGCCCTGCAAGTCGTCGTAAACCGGCTCCTCGACCACAGCCAGCTCGACCGCCGCCTTGGCGATCGCCGCCTGAGTGAACAGATCTTGCACCGCCGCCATGTTGCCCCGCGCCTGAGTGAGCGCAGCGGAGGAAGCACGCGCCGCCGGCAAGCGTGGCTGGGCGCTGTATGCCTGCGCCAGACTCAGCGCCGCCGTCGGGCCGGTGGCGCGGCGATAAGACCGCGCGGATGACCCGCCGCCAAAGCTCGAGACGAAGGCCAGCATGCTGGTCGCCAGCGCACCGGGGGCGCCCAGCAAGGAAGGCCAAGTGCCGTTGAGGATCTTGCCGACCGCCGTTTGCGCGTAACCGACCACGCCGGCTACTTCATCCAACACGGCGCGGTCGACCCAGCCCGGCAGCGGCATGCCGCCAAGCAGGCCGGCATAGTCGCCCGAGACGAAATCGCCATAGAGCTGTTGCGCCGTGGTGAAGCCGGCCTGCACCGCCGCCAGGCTGTCGGTCGATACCCAGTCTGGCCAACCATCGATGCCGAACTTATCGGTAAAGCGATTGAATGCGGACTGCAGCAGGGACTCGCGGAAGGTGGCGATCTCCAGCTGCTGCACCGACCCGCCAGCCGGATACTGGTTCTCGCCGGCCTCGGTGAACGTCATCGAGACGCGCGCCAGCCCGCCCTCCTCGAAGGTGTGCCGCACCCGACAGCCCGACGCAACTACCTGCAGCCGCCCATAGAACGGGTGCACCAGCTCACCGGGGCCTTCGGCACGCAGCGCCTTGAGCAGCTCGTCGAGCTGGGTCAGGTAGTCGGGACCGATGACGATGGCCTCGAGGCTGATCTCCTCGACGCTGCGCCCCATGTCCTCGACGTAGGGCACGTCGCGCTTGGGGTACTCGTGCACCACGTTGCGCCGCCCGATGCCACCCAGGTCATCGGACTGGTACTCAAACGCCACACCCCGGAACGAGGCGGGCTGCAATCGATCACGCCAGGCCATGGCTTTTCTCCGGGCAATAAAAAACCCCGCCGGGGCGGGGTTTCGGTTAACGGTGGGATCAGCGGCAGTAGGCCTTGCCCAGCTCGTGGAACTTGTTTTCGTTTACGACCTTAACGATGTCGACGATCTTGATCATCGCAGGCGATGCACCGTGGTCCGGAGCGACCATGCATAGATACTCGGCAAAACCGCGACGGTTCGAACCATCGTCGATCACACCAACGTAGAGATTGTCATCCGTCATCCAGGTCGCGTCCTTGACCTTTGGCTCCTCGTCGCTCTTGAGATACTCCACGAAGTCGAGCTGCGCCTGGGTGGGAGCAGCCAAAGCGCCGAGGCTCATCGCCGCCAGTCCGAGCAGTAGTAGATAACGCATCGCAACCTCCTTGATTTGATAGTCCTGCCGCGATTGTCCACTGCAAACAGGCAAAGTCAACGAACGCTACGGCATCGCCAACGACCGGTACCCCACGTCCGCCTCCATGGCGAGCCCTGGCTGATTGGTTTTCGCTGCCTGCACCTGCATGCCTGGCGGGGCATTCTCGAACTTGACCACCATCTGCCCATCCAGGCTCTGGCGATTCCCGGAAACCAAAGCACGCTGGCGAGCGATGGCGTCGGTCACCGCGCCGGGCGGAGCAACCCCACCGCCTCCGGCACCTGATGCTGCCGTTGGCGCCGCTTCTTCGTCACCGCCGAACCAGCCGCCGACCTTGCTCACTGCGCCGGTAATGGGTTCGATGAACTTCTTCACCCGATCCCAAAGACCTGAGAACCAGCCAACGAGCGGCTCCCAGTTCTTGATCACCAGGCCGAGCGGGCTAAAGCTGAAGAATGCGTCCTTCAGCCAATCCCAAGTCGCCGAGGCCACATCCTTGATGCCCTGCCACATCGCAGCGAACCACGGGCCGACCGTTTCCCAGTTGGCATAGATGAGCGCGGCAGCAGTACCGATACCGGCAAGGATCCAGCCAACGGGCCCCATGGCGAGCAGCACCCCCTTGAACCCGGTGGCGACTGCCATCAGTGCAGGGCCGGCGGTGACACCCAGCGAGAACAGCCCCATCGTCAATCCGACAACAGAAGACAGCACCTGCAGACCAATGATGGATGCGATGATGATGGCGATTCCCTTGAGCCCGCCGAGTGCCTTGGTCACATCGATCACGCCAGTGGTGAAGCCCTTGACGCTGTCCCAAACGCCCTGCCAGTCGATGGCCATTACCCAGCCCTTCAGCTCGCGGAACACGCTGACGAGGTTGTCGGATACCGCCTGCGCAAACTTCTTCAGCGAACCATCGGCCTCCATCGCCTGAAGCGAATCGAGCACGCCTTTCAGTTCACCCTTGAGCACATCGAAAATGCCGGCATCCCCAATCATCTTGAAGACGCGGGTAAAGGTGTCCTGCAGGTTGGACCACATGCCGTCCCAGGTGGACGACAGCTTGTCCGCAGCACCACCGTAGTTGCCGTTCCAGATACCCTGGATTACCGCCTGAATCTGCTCGCGCGAGTTGGCCTTGGCGGTGGCCACCATCGCCTTGCCGTTTTGCTGCCAGCGATAGACGATCTGGTCCCCGGCCTTTACGGTGGTGATGCCGAATTGCTTGAGGCGCTCGTTCTCGCCGGTCATCGCATCGGCCAGCGCCTCCACCGCCTGCTCCAGTGGCTTGCCCATCGCGGCGGCAGCGTCACCCGCCGACTTCAGCGCGCCGGCTTGCGGGTCGATGCCATACGCCTTCAGCTTGACGAAGGCATCGGTGACCCCGGCCAGCTCATAGGGCGTTTGGGCGGCGAACTGGCTGATCCAGTCCATCGACGCTTTGGCTTTGTCCGAACTCCCCTCGATGGTCGAGAGGATCGTTTCGAAGCGCTCGAACTGGGCCGACGTGCTGACGACCTTGGTGCCGAGCGCACCAATGCTGCCCAGCCCCGCCGCACCGAATACGGCGCCGAGCGGCGCCACCAGTCCGGTGATGGTCGCCTGCAGCCCGGAGGTGGCCCGGCCGATGTCCTGAAACGCCCGCTTGAACGGGCGCATTTGCCGCTCCATCTTTTTCAGCGGCCGGGTGACCCGGTCGATGACGTCGAGTACGGCAGTGAAACTTGCCTTAGCCATTGGCGGCCTCGTTTTCAAGCTGAGCCAGGCGCAGGGCCTGCCGCTCCCAGAGCTCGCGCTCCGAGTGCGGCAAGTCCAGCACCACTTGAGGGGACACGCCGAAGTAACGGGCGATCTCGAAACAGCAGTCGATCAGTCCTCCTGATCCGCTGCCTGTTCCTCCACGTCCTCCGGCATCAAAAAAGGGAGCAGCCACAAGAACACCTTCTTGCGGTCGCTCGGTGCGAGCGCCTCGGCGGAACTACGGGGAATCTTTGCCAACTTGACGATGTAGTTGACGGTGATTTCCGGCAGCTCACGAATGCTCCCGCCACCGCCGCCGCCCATGACGAATGGCTCGCCTAGCTTGATGACATGCTGCCCGGTCGGCTCGGTCAGGTGAATTTGCTCGACAGTCTGGCCGTGCGCTTCGATGGGCTTTTTAAGCGTGATGGTCAGATCCATTTGCCTTCCTTCCCTTCGAAGCGCAGCGAGGTGTTGCCTTCGGCGCCGTTGATGGCGAGTTCACCGGCCAGCCAGGCTTCGGACAGCACACCGGTCATGCCGTTGGCCAGCTCGGCGGTGATCACCAGGCCGTCGCCGTCGCGGATTTTGGCCAGCGGGAAGCCCTTGGGCACGAAGCATTCCAGTTCGATGAAGGGCACCCGCGGGGTTTCCTTGTAACCGGCAACGCCGGAGAGGCCGGCGAGCCCCTCCTTTTCCGAGCTGTTCAACGACAGGCTCAGCGAGCCACCAAGCTCCAGCTGGTCGCCGTCGACGCTGACAAAGCAGGTGCCTGCAATGCGGTTTTTCATGGATGGCTCCTATCAGTAATTCAGGCGGAACTGGTTGAGCACCGCGAAGATGCGCAGCTGGTTCACGAGATCCGGCGGATACAGCACGTTCACCCGGTTGGGGTTGGTTTCGTCGATCTCGACGATGAGGTTTTCAGCGAACAGGTCCGAACGCTCGACGATGCCGGCCCGCTCCATCGCGGCGTAATCCGCCACCAGGCGCGCCTTGATCATGCTCGGGGTGGCCACGCCTTCCGGCACGCGGATGCCGTCGCTGCGCAGGGCATGGCGGCCAAACTGGGTGGTCACGCCGGTGCGCAGGTAGCGCATGACGTACGCCAGTTGGTGCAGGTTTTCGCTGTCCAGATAGCTGGTGTCGTTCGAGCCCCAGGGGTTTTTCTGGTAGGTGGTAATGGAGCGCTCGATGCGCACCACGCCGTCCTTGCCGCTGTAGTGAGTGGCGATACCGCTGGAAAGCAGCGTCTGCCGCTCGGTCAGGGTGAGGCGCTCATGCGAAGCCGGCGCCAGCACGCCGCTGATCTCGCCGGTCTGGGTGGGCCGGGCTACATGTGCGGACAGCAGCGAGGCCTCCCGGGCAACCCGGGCAGCGATGTACTCGTGGTCGCACGCACCTACTCGCGGCTCGACGCCGAACAGGGTGCAGTGCTGGTCGTTCCGGGTGGCGCCGTAGGCCTGCAGCTCAGCCAGTGTGCCACGGCGGGCACTGTAGACATGGCCGTAAACCTGCCGCGCCCAGCTCCAACGCCCGGTGGTATCGTCCATCTCCGCGCGCAGCGCGTCGAGGCTGACAGCATCGCTGAAGGCGCAACCAATGAAGTCGTATTCCTCATCGCCCAGGTTGGCGATCACGCCGGACAGATCAGGCGCACCCGCGCCGGCCGTCCCGACAGTGACCGCCCCGGCACTGATACCGCCCGGGAACGACTCGCCCCCCGCAAGGCCGCGGCGATTGAGCGCCAACGGCACGCCGTTGCCCGCTTCACCCTTGAAGCGCGAGGTGAGCGTCAGCGTGCCATCCAGCGCGGTTGCAGTGACAGGCAGCGACGGAGCTGCATTCACGGCGGCAGCGAATGCAGCCGCGACGTCAGCGGCGGTATCAGCAGCACGGATTGTGATCGCCACGCGCGCCGCGCCAACGTACAGCGCCGCAACGGTGCTGGCAGTCGCGGCTCCGGTGAAGGTGATGGTGCGCACCGCCGCAACACCGGCAGCCGGCTCAGCTACGGGAGCCACCCACAACTCGGTGAACAGGTTGCCCGCACGGAACGCCTCGACCATGGCGGCGGCCATGGAGCCGCTACCGAACAGGCTGCGCGCCTGCTCGGCGCTGGGGCAGATGACCGGCACATCGGCCTCGGCAGTCGCATCGGCGGCCATCAGGCCGATCAGCAGCACCCGCATGGTCTGGCTGAAGCTGTTGGCCTTGCTGCTGTCCAGTTCGATGTAGAAGAACGGCACCCGCAGCCCCGCAGGGATTTGGCTGAAACTCATCGACGACATTACTTTTTCTCCTTCGAGGGCTTGGCTTCAGTCACGTCGCCATCAGCGATACGGCGCAACCAGTACTGAGTCGGCTCAACCTTGGCGCCGTTTTCGGGCAAAGGCTGGCCAGTAGCCGGGTCGATAACGACGCGGCTACGGGCGGGTTTGAGATGCATGGGTTACTCCAGGGTGATGTCAGCGCCGGCTTCGATGCGGCCATCTGGCCCGCGTGATGCCAGGTTGGGGTCGTACATGGGGTCGATCACATCGGCACGGACATCGATGCCAGCAAGCCGTGGCATTTGCTCGACCATGCCGGGCTGCGCGGTGTCCTCGATGCCGATTTCCGCCTCGGCCGAGAACTCGAACTGGTAGTAGAGCCGGGCGGCATCCATGTC